CGCGCCCTGCAGGCTTTCGCATTGATCCAGACGATCCGCGATATCTACGGCCTTAACGAAGAAAAAGAAGAAACGATCAAAATATAAGGGGAAAACGTGGGAAAGCGATACGAGATCAGACTAGTAAAAGCGACGGTGACAAAAATATACGAAATGCAAGGTCCGGACGGATTTACGGCGCGTTTATCGATATCGAATAACGTGTTGAATGGTATTTTTGTTGATTCCGATATCGTACGGATGGATCTGGAAAATGCGGTCCGCCAATTCTGCGAAAAAACCGGAGTAAAAATCCCGGGAAATATTGATATCCTCGGATCGATAACGCCAAAGAATACGTGGACCGCGGAAAAGTACCGGTGATCGTGGCCCACCCTGGCGATATAGGTTTCTTGATCACTGAAAACAAACGGCGGCCGTCGCACGTTAAAGAAACCGATATCGCCCGATACATTGAAAAGCGCCGGATCCTTCCAAGCCGGACGCCCTTCCCTGGATTCTGGCGCAACGACCGGACGCCTTATCTGGTGGAGATCATGAATTGCCTATCCCCGGCCAGTCCGATCCAACACGTGGCGATAATGAAAGGGGCCCAATTGGGATTGACCGCCGCGGCGGAAAACGTGGTGGCCTATTGGATCGACGAAAACCCGGCGGAAATCCTTTTCATATCTGCGACCGATCGCCTTTTGGAAAAGTGGGCGATCAAGCGGCTTGAACCGCTGATCGATTCTTGCGGATTCCGACATAAAATATTCGCCCAAATCAATAATCCGAAAAGCCGCCGGACTGGTGATAAGATCTTTTCCAAAGAATATATCGGTGGAACTCTGGATATGGCGTCCGCTCAATCCGCGTCCGGGCTTCGGTCCGATTCGAAACGAATATTGATCCGGGACGAAATCGACGGGGCCCCGGCGAACCTGAAAACCGGGGAAGGTAATTGGTTAGATGTTTCGTACGCCAGGACGGCCGCGTGGGGCGCCAGGAAAAAGATCATGGATTTTTCCACGCCCACCACGGAAGACGTTTCTTTAATCAAGCAATCATTCGAAGCCGGCGATCAGCGAAAATTCGAGGTTCCTTGTCCATATTGCGGAACTTTTCAATTTCTCGAGTGGGGAAACGACAAAACCGAATATGGAATAAAACCCGTAATCACGGACGGAAAGCTGCAGGGCGTCTATTACCAGTGCCGGGAATGTAAAGAGCCGATCAAAAACCACCATAAAACGAAAATGTTAAACCGCGGCCGGTGGACGCCAACCGCGGTATCGTCAAACGATTTATACCGTTCGTATTATATATCTAGCCTATATAGTCCGGCCGGGATGGTATCTTGGCGCGAATTGTACGAGCTTTGGATCGCGGCCCAAGACGATCAAAACAAGATCCGATCCTTTACGAACCTTTATCTCGGCTTGCCATATCGCGAAACGGGATCCAGGCCGAAGATCGATAAAGTGATCGAATTACGCGGCGGCTACAAGTCCGGAACCGTTCCCCACGGGGTTTTATTTCTCACGGTGGGGATAGACGTTCAAGAGGGATCGAAACGGGACGAAAACAATCCGGCGCGGTTGGAAATGGAAATATGCGGCCACGGCGCCGGGTTTCGCACGTGGTCTATTTTATACAAACGGATCGAGGGGGAAGTAGACGATCCGTCCAGTGGGGCCTGGTTAGAATTATCGGAATGGGCGATTGAATCCGGGATGCGGTTTTCTAGGGCAGACGGTTTCGTTTTTACCCCGTCGATAATATTCGTGGATTCCGGCGATTTAACGGACGTCGTTTACAGGTTTTGTTCCGGTTGGGGATCTACTTATCCGACAAAAGGTTTTCAGGTATTGAAAAACAGAAAAAAAGAAGCCGGGGACGAACGTTTACCGTCAATATTCCGAAGATATCGGGCGGCAAAAGTAGGCGGGACGGATGTTTTATATGAAATAAGTACGAACTATTATAAAACGCATCTGTACAATAATTTGAAAATCGAACGCCGGGATACCGGCGATCAGCGGCCCGGGTTTTGCGATTTCCCGATCGATTACGGTGAATCGTATTTCAGAATGTTGACCGCGGAAGAAAAGCGCCGGGATGGATCCTTCCACTGTCCGTCCGGCCGGCGAAACGAAGCCCTGGATTGTCGGGTTATGAATCAGGCGGCCGGGGACGTTTACCTTGATTCGGAGGTTCTACGGGTAAAAGCCGCGGCCTTAAAGAACGGCGCCACGCGGGATCAGGTACAAGTAATTAACCACCGGATGATCTTGGAATACTTAGCGAAAAAGGCGGCGCCGTTGGCAATTGACGGGGCCGGAAAAGGGGAATAATCTCGCTTTATGTCCTGTCTTTCCGCGGAAGATCGAGCCCGGATCGAAGCCCAGATCGCAACGAAAGAAGCGCAATTGGCGCTTGCAAATGCGACCTATGAAAAACTTTTAAAGCAGGATATCGAAGAATATCGATTTGATTCGAACGAGGGATCCCAACGGGCCCGGCGGTTCAAAATGTCGGAAGTGAAGGATCAGATCGATTCGCTCGAGGCCGCGATCGACCGGTTACGGCGAAAGTTACGGTGTGGCGGCCTTACGAATATCGTTTTGAGGCGTCAATAAATGTCTATCTGGGGCGCGATTACTGGCGTTTTTCGTTCGCTTTTCGTCCGGAATTATCCGGCCCTTCCGTCCGGTGGAACGGCGCTCGAGCACCGGCCGGCCGTTACCAATTCGATCTGGGATGCCACCAATTGGTGGGGCGGCGCCGGATCGGACGGATCGAAGTGGCCCGGCGGCCTTTCCCGGTCCGGGTTGGGGCCGATCCTTCACCATTGGTTACTTCGGATCAATTCCCGGGCCGCCTACCATACGAGCTTGCAGGCCCGGGCCGTGGTGGAACGGCATACGGATACCGTGGTGGATTCCGGCTTACGGTTGAACGCCACCCCGGATTTCGACGTTTTGGGGATCACACCGGAACAAGCCGAAGAATGGGCCGCGGACGTGGAAGCCCGTTTCGACCATTGGGCGCGAAGCAAAAAAGCCACCGCGGCCGAAACGATGAATTTTTACCAGTCGCAACGGATGGCCGGGATCTGTCAACAACGGGACGGGGAATATTTCGTCCGGTTCATGTATTCGGCCCGGGCCGATCTTCTAAATCCGCTTCAATTGGGATTCGTGGATCCGAACCAGATCCAAGGGGCGGGCCATACGTCCACGTATGGCTACCAAAGTCCGGTCCAAGACGGGATCGAACGGGACGCGAACGGCCGCGAAATCGGATACAACGTTGGAATCTATCAGCCGGATCGGCGGTGGGAATTCCGAAGAATTCCAGCGGTGGGGCCCCGTTCCCAACGTCGAATGATGATCCACGGCTACCAACCGGAATACCCCGGCCAGGGCCGCGGCTATCCGCGGCTTTCTCACGCCCTACAGGAATTCGAAAATATCACCGATTATTCGGCCAGCGAGATCAAAAAGGCGATCGCGCAATCGTCGATCAATATGTATGTGAAGCCATCGAAGGATAACGTGGCGTCCAATCCTTTCGAGGCGATCAGCCATACCGGCCCGGCCGGCCCGGTGGTTCCGTCCGCGCAAGGCGCGGCCCTGGCGGAAGCCAATGGAATCGATCCGGCCGATCTCGTTAATTACGTTCGAATCCCGGAAGCTACGATCGCCGTTCCCGGATCGGTGGGCGTTTTCAATTTGAACGAGGGGGAAGAGTTAAAGGCCTTTCAGAACACGTCCCCGGCGGAATCCTTCGAAGGTTTCGTTAGCACCCTGGCCGGCCATCTGTCCGCCAGCCTATCGATTCCGATCGAAGTAGTTTTGATGAAATTCGCCCAGAATTACAGCGCAAGCCGGGCAAGCCTGATCCTTTTCTGGCGGATAGCCCAGATCTGGCGCGAAGAAATGGCCACGGATTTTTTGAATCCGGTATACGAATCATGGTTAGCCGGGGAAATCGCGGCCGGCCGCGTCCGGGCCCCGGGATGGACCGATCCACGGTTGCGGGAAGCGTGGGTAAAAAACAATTGGATCGGATCACCAATGCCCAACATCGATCCGCAAAAAACGGCAAAATCCGATCAGATATACGTAGAAATGGGCGCGCAAACGCTGGATCGCGTGGCCCAAAACCTGAACGGCTCGAGCGGAAAAGCGAACCGGGCGAAATTGCGGCGCGAATTGGCGGAACTTTCCCCGGTTCCGTGGTCGAAAGGATCCGGGGACGCTGGCGTCGCCACCGGTGGCGACGGGGACGAATCGGATCGGAGTGAGTAACCATGGCGGCCACACTGAAATTTGATCAAATCGGAAAGCCCGGTGGCGACAACAACCGATCCCGGGAAGACATTACCCCGGGTTTGGCCGTCCAGATCACCAACGTTTTCCCGGGCGCCGCCAATTCGCTCGAGTTACTCTGGAAGCCACCGGAAGACGATACGGCCGTAATAAACGGCGCCGATCCGAACTACACGATCGTTCCGAAAGTCGGAACGGATGGAACCTATCTTTTCCGTTTGACGGTGGACGGTGATTTCATCGATTTAACGTTTTCGACGGTGACGGCGCTTTTCGCCCTTCCGATCATGGCGCCCAATGAGAAAGCCGATCCCACTGCGAGTTTGATCAATAACGGGGAACCCCAAATCGTACGGTCCAACCGGAACGAAGCGTTTGGCCCTTTCACGGCCGGATCGGCTTTTGGCTGGTGGCCCGTGGTGGTCCGGTGGTTCCGGAAACTGGAAAGCCTTTTCAATCCTTCCGGCGGCCACGATCATTCCGGCGCCGGGGATAACGGCCCGGCTATCGCCCACGATTCATTGGCCGGGGTTACCGAAGATCAACACCACGGCCGCCAACATGCGTTGGATTCCGCGGCGGACCACACCGGGGCCCTTCCGGAATCATCCGTGGCTTTCGACGGTACCGGCCACGATCATACCGGCGGCCCTGGCGGCGCCGTGGTGGATCACTCGAGCCTTAACGATGATCAACCGGAGAAACACCGATTGATCAACGACGCGGCCACCAGCCCGATCGAACTGTGGTCCGCCCAAAAAATAAACGCGGAAGTGGTGGCGCTTTCTTCCGGATACAACCGGCGCCCGGCCGTGATCGATCTGGTGGACAATACGGCGGCGCCGCCCACGGAATCCACCGGCGATCGGTACATTCTCGATTTTACCGCGGGAACCGTTGATCCGAATTGGGACGGCGCCGCCAAGGGCGATATCGTCCAATTCGACGGCGCCGTCTGGATCGCTACCACCCCGGCGGAAGGGTGGGTTTGCTACGTTGACGCCCAAAATAAAGATGCCCTTTATGTGGACGATGGAACGCCCAATTGGGAATTACGAAATGTATATTCCCGGCTTCATTCCGATCTAACGGACGTTTCCGCGGACCAACACCACGCCCAAATCCACGGCCTGGCCAGCGGCGATCACTCGAGCGCCACCCTGGCCGCTTTCAATACGAAAATCAGCGACGGAACGTTGGTGGACAAGGATTCCACCAACACGTGGGGCGCGAAACAATCTTTCTCGGACGGGGCCCCGGCCACCACGGCCCCGGCCAATGTCGCGCCGTACGATGCGGATCCGAGTACACCGGCCAACGGGGACGTGGTTTTAACGTCCGCCCTTCACCCTTCCGGCCCCGGGAAGATCCGATCCTATATCGGCGGTTCATGGTATGAAGCCGGCGGTGGAGGCGTCCAGCTAGATCAGGTTAACACGTGGACGCGGCGCCAGATCTTCACCCCGTCCCAACCGGAAGTGGCGACGGAGGCCACCGGTCCGGATAACGGCGCCGGGGACGGTTTCGCGGCCGTGAAGGGAACCGGCGGAAACGCCACCGCGGGAAACGATAACGGCGGCGCCGGGCTCGAGGGAACCGGCGGCGCCGGTTTTGGAACTGGCCACGGCGGATCCGGGGTGGAAGGTACCGCCGGATCGGCCACCGGTGGATTTGGCGTTTTGGGATTGACACCCGGAACCACCGTTCCGTCTTTCTTTTACATTTTCGGTGCTGCGATTGGATCAATGGGCGCCGGGGTGATCGGAAACGGCGGATATAGCGGAACGCCTGGTGGATCGGCCATGTTTGCCATTTTCGAGGGCGGCGCAAATGGGGCGTCATTTATACCGTCTAGCCTCGCCGGCGGAACGCCAGCTGGTGGCGATGCGATAAACGCCCAAGGTGGAGATCATACAAGCGGAACGCCGGGCCGGGCCCTACAAGCCCAAGGCGGAAACGGCCTGGCCGCGGGGATTTCCGGACGTTTAGCGATCAATGCCAAGGGCGGAAGCGCCACCGTCGCCAATGGATCGGGCGGCCATGGAACCTATTCTGAAGGCGGGGACGCGGTTGGTAGTGGCGTTACTGCGGGAACCGGACTTTACGGATTGGGCGGTGAAGTACTTTCCGGTGATGGCAATCCCGGTTGGGGTGTTTACGGCGCCGGTGGTTTTAATCAGGGTATGGGGCCCGGCGCGGCCGGCGGTCAATTCGCAGGTGGTAGCAACGCAACGAATTTACCCGGAAGCGCCGGGGTAGAAGCAATTGCTGGATCTGGCGGTAATACCGGCGGCCCCGGTGGAATTGGCGTCAAAGGTACCGGTGGCGATGCTCAAATAGCAGCCTACGGCGGCCCCGGTGGGGCTTTCTTCGGCGGTAGATCTTCGCTGGCCGGAAATAATTACGGTGGCGCCGGGGTGGAAGGTACCGGTGGCGACGGTTTCGGATCGGAACGTGGCGGCCACGGTGGCTTTTTCCAGGGTGGCGTCCCCGGTACCACCGGAACCGGCGGCGATGGCGTCCAGGGATTCGGAAGAATAGGCGGAACCACAAGCGGCCCCGGCGGTTCCGGTGGTAGTTTTGCCGGCGGCGCCGGCGGCCTGAATTCGGACGGTGGCCGCGGTGTTAGCGGGCACGGCGGCCAGGGTGGACAGGAAGGCGCCAACGACGGAAACGGCGGAACCGGCGCCCAAGGGTGGGGCGGTCCGGCCGGTGTAAACGGAACCGGCGGCGCCGGCGGTTCTTTCCTTGGCGCAGCCGGAGGAACCACCAGCGGCGCCGGTGGTTCCGGTGTGGTCGCTTCCGGCGGTACTGCAACGAGCGGAAACGGCGGCGCCGGTGGAGATTTCACCGGCGCGGCCGGCGGTGGCGCCGGAACGCCAGGGCCAGGTATTCATGGTAAATCCGGCGGAAACGGCGGATACGGGGTGATCGCGGAAGGCGATTCCGGGGCCACCCCGGTCCGGGCGGCGCTTCGCCTCGTTCCGCAAGACGCGGATCCGTCCGTCGCCCTACAGGGCGATATGATCGCCACGTCCGCGTCCCACCCTTCCGGCGGTGGCCTAGTGAGGTTTTATGATGGTACCGTTTGGAAAACGGTGACGATGGTATAGACAGATGGACGATCAACCCTTCGAATACACCGGCGGTTTTGGGATTGGCCCAATTGGATCAATGCCCTTCGGTTCCGCTTTCGGTGACGAAAACGTTGGCCCGGCGCGGCCGGATATCCCGTCCCCGGGTTTCGAATATCAAGATCAACCGTTGATCATTCCGTCCAATGAATAACGATCCGCTAAAATTCTTCTTGAAAAAGGGCGACACGGAACCGCCTATCCGCCGGAAGATTATCCAATCTTCGAACGGGTTACCGCTGGATCTGACCGGGGCCAGCGTCAAATTCATAATGACGGAAGAGGATAGGACCACCGCGAAGATCAACGCGGCCGCCGTGATCGAGTATCCGCCCACCGCCGGGATCGTCCGGTACGATTGGCAGGCCGGCGATACCGCGGCCGCGGGAAACTTCCCGGCCGAATTCCAGATCACGCTACCGGGCGGAAAAATCCTTACGTTTCCGCCTGGTGGATTCGAGCCCGGGAAGAGTTATATTTTCGTCAAAATCACGGCGGATCTAGGGGACTGATATGGATTCGATCTGGCTATGTGAAATCGAATATCTTCGAAGCTACTGCGATCGCGTTTTGGCCGCGGAACCGGAATCCGAACAAGCCGCGATCGCTTACTTCGCGGACAGGCCGCCGGAACGCCAGATCCTGACGGTGGAAGGCGATACGGCCACGATCGATATCCGGGGAACGCTTACCAACCGTCCGTCCATGATCGGGATGTTTCTCGGTTTCGCGTCCACTTCCTACAATGATTTGCAGGCCGCGATCGAAACGATCAAGGCGGACGAATCGATCAAAACCGTTCGCCTGGCCGTGGATAGCCCGGGCGGGAATCTTTCCGGGTTGGATGAAACCTGGATGGCGTTTCGCGAGCTTGCCAAAAACCGGGCCCTGGTGGCGGAAAACCGCGGGATGATGGCTTCCGCGGCCTATTGGCTGGCGACGGCCGCGGATCAGATCTTCGCCACAAGCCCGGCCGCGGAAACGGGATCGATTGGCGTTTACCTGCTGGCCACGGACTATTCCAAGATGGACGCGGCCCGGGGAATCAAGAATATCCGGATCGTTTCGAAAAACGCCCCTTTGAAAAATCCGGATCCGGCCACGGCCGAAGGGTTGAAAGCTTATCAGGCCCGGTTGGATGCGATCGAACGGGTTTTCATTTCCCGCGTGGCGGAAGGCCGTGGCGTCCCGGTGGAAACCGTGGAAAAGGATTTCGGCCGCGGATCCATGTTGATCGCCCTGGATCCGGACGCTTCGAAGCCGTCCGCGGTTTCGGTGGGAATGATCGACGGGGTGGCCGGCGCCGGTGGGAAAAATAAGTGGTGGCGCTCGAGCGCCACGGCCGGCGCTTTCGATCCCACGGAAGGGCTTTCCGAAGAAACGGAACCGGGCGCCGGTTCCCCACCCTTCAAGGATTTCCCGATCGTGGATCGTCCGTGGGATTCCGCGGCCGCGGACAAAAGGGTACGGACGAAAACGGGAAGCGGGGAAAAGCCGTCCGCGTCCTACAAAAACGCTTTTTTTTGGTACGATCCGAGTAATTCGGAAAATTACGGCGCGTATAAATTGCCGTTTGTCGATGTGGTGGACGGCGCCCTGCAGGCGATCCGTAGCGGAATATTCGCGGCAAAGGGCGCCATGGCCGGCGCGCGGGGACAAAAACCTGCTATCCCGGCCGCTGATATTTCGGCGGTGAACGCCCATATTGACAAGTACGTTCGAAAGATAGAAAAACAAGATAAGGAAAAGGCGGCCGCCAAGGCGGCTTTTCAAGGAAAGGGTGAAAAGATGAAATTCGCAGATCTGGCGGCCAGCGATCCGGAGCTTCACGCGGAAGTTTCCGAGATGATCGCCACGGCCGAAAAGTCCGGCCGCGATGCGGCGCTCGCGGTGGTCGAAACGGTGAAACCGGTTTTGACCGGCGATTCCCCCGCTTTCGTCAAGGATGTGGCTTTCAAGGTTTTGACCGGCGAAGCCACGGCCGCGGAACTCAAGATCGCCCGGGAAGCCTACGATCAGGCGACCGAAGCGGCCAAGGCGGCCGCGGCCAAGGTGGAAACCGAAGATCAGGGCCCCACCCCGGCGCCCGGCCCGGAAGCCGGCGGAAGCGGGAACGGGGAAATCAAGACCGAAGACGATTACAAAGCGGCCGTGGACCGGATCAAGGCTTCCCGCGGCCAGGAAAGGGGTTAACCAATGCCCGGCGTTCAGGTAAAAACCGATCTCGAAAACAAGCCGTTTATCTTGGCCCTTATGGGCCTGGTGAAATCGGCCCAAACCGTAGCGCAGGATCTCGCCCGCGTGGCCGATCTCGTTTTCGGGACGCTGATGGCGTACAACCCGACCACCGGGAAGTGGGTACCGTTCACCGATGAAACGGCGGTGGACGGAACGCAGATACCGAAAGGGATCATCATGCGAACCATTTCTGCCGCGGATCTGGTGGCCGGGGACGTGGTGAATATGCCGATCCTGGTGGGGAATGCGATCATCGATGACGCTCAACTGGTGATCGAAAACTCGAAAACGCTCGCCACCGTCGTCAACAGTCCGGCCGGGCTTTCGCAGTCCGTCGAAGATCTGTTGCGGTGGGCCGGGATCTTCATGGAATCCACGATCGATATCACCGAAACCGCGTAAAACCCGGGGAAAGACAGGAAAAGAGAAATGGGAAACTTTTCAACCGCTCCGCTTCCGATCGATGAATACGCCCGGTTCATGACGGACGTTTTCGACGAACGATCGATCATCGCCACGCCCACGGTTTTCCAATCGTTTTTCGGTATCCCCGCAAACGCCGGCCGAACGCTTTTCAGCCCGGACGCGGCGGTGGTGGATATCGATATCATTCGCGGAAACGAGCGCCTGGCCGCCCTGATCCTTCGCGGATCGAATTCGCGCGATATCGGCCCGGGCCAGAAAAACACGATCCAGCAGAGGTTTTCACATGTTTCGCGCGTCTATCCCTTGATCGAGGAAATGGGGGATATCGATTCAAACCAACTGCTTTTCCGGCGCCCCGGCGAAAGTCCCATGTCCGGCATGTCGCGGATGGATCGAATGCGTACCCACGCGAGCGATACCCACCAGGAACACGTTCGCCGTACGCTTCGCACGTGCGAATACCTGGCCAGCCAATCGATCCTTTTCGGACAGATGCCGGCCCTTCTCGGAACCACCGATCCGGATCTGCTCTACGATTTCCTACGGAACGCGGCGCACAACTTCACCCCGGCGCTTCCGTGGACCAACGCGTCCAGCGACCCGATCGCGGATCTGGATACGGCTTGCCAGCTGATCCGGGAAAACGGCCACGCCACACCGAATTTCGCGCTTATGGGCGCGGACGCGATGGACGCTTTCGTCCGTCACGCCCTGGTGCAAACGCTGGCCGATAACCGGCGTTTCGAGTTGATCCAGGTGAACTCGAATCCCGTACCGCCGGCGCTGCAGCGGTTGGTGGATTCCGGCGCGATTCCCCGCGGCCGGCTTCGGACGCCCAAGGGATACGAGTTGTGGCTTTTCACGTATCTGGACGTCTACACCAACGCGGCCGGAAACCCGGTCAAGTACATGCCGGACGATCACGTGGTGATCGGATCGTCGATGGCGCGGTGTGATCGCTACTTCGGACCGCCGGAAAGGCTTCCGGATATCCCGCAACGTGATCAGCTGTACTCGTCGCTTTTCGGCTTCTCGCCGGGAATGGCGCCGGTTCCGCCGATGGTCAAGAACATGGGATCGGCGGTGGTTCCGGCCATGTTCTATTTCGATGCGTACGTGTCGGAAAACTGGAAACGCGTTTCGCTTCGGACGCAGGCGGCGCCGATCTACGCCACCACGCAAACCGACGCGTTTGCCACGATCGAAAGCGCGGTGTAAGCCATGGCAGATCGAAACATCTGGAAGGGCCGCGGGCTCTTGACCTATCCCGCGGAAGGCAACCGGCCGGCCGGTGTGGTGACCTTCGATCAGGAAATCCCGGACGGGATCCTGGACGCGAAGCGGCTCGAGCAACTGAAAAAGGCCGGGAAGGTGGGAAAGACCACCACGGCTGAAGAAACCCAGAAGCGGGAAGCGGCCGCGGCCAAGGCCCGGGCCGGGAAGGTAGCCACCGGCCCCGCGGACGATTCCAAAAAGAAGTAGGCCGGCGCCGTGGCCAAGGTACCGAAAGGGAAAACCGTCTGGATCGGGGCCCGGAAATACCGGGCCGGCGAAGAAATCCCGGACGGGATCTTGGCCCTGGCGGAAGGGGCGTCCGGCGCCGGGCGGCGCCCGGCGGCCCCGGGCGGCCCCGGGCGGCCGCTGGCGGCCGCTGGCGGCGCTCGAGTGGCCCCGGCCGGCGAAACGGATACGGATGGCGCCGCCGGCGCCGGGCGCCGCCAGGCGCCCACCACGGCCGGGGGAAAGGGAAAAAAAGCCCGGTTCCCGGCCGGTGATTCCGGCCCGGACAAACCGTGAATCTGCGCGTACAAGCGGAAAGGGATTTAAGCGTAACGTTAGAAGATCCGGACGGCTTCGGGTTACCGATTGTTTTGATCGACCCGGACGGGATCGTTTACGAGAAATCGGCAAACGACCCGGATCAAGATCTAAGCGGTCAAATCATCTACGATACAAGGGTGGTAAATCCGGAAACCGGCCTGGAAATGATCGTACATAAGCCGGTGATCACGCTACGGCGATCGTCATTGTCCAGAATTCCGGTTGGTGGTGAAAGATGGATGGCGCGAATTCCCGAAACACCGGATCCCACGGCCGCGAAAGTGTTGCATACGATCGAACAAGCGCCGGAAGACGGGAAAGCGATCGGGTTTATTAGGCTATATCTCACCAGGGCGGAATCGCTGTGATATTCCAAGACATACGGGATTCGATCCGGCGCGTTCTGGCCCAAAATGCCAACGGCGAATTCGATCTGATCGGCGCCCAAAAACGGGGGAAAAGCGCCGAAGAGGTGAAGGATCAAAACCGCCTGGTGGAAGTCTATTACTACCGCGGCGAATTCCCGAAATCGGGCGGAACTCTTCTTGGCCCCAACCGCCACGATTGGCAATTCCGGATCGATTTCACCGTGGCCACCGCCTCGAAAGGTGACATTGCCACGATCGAAGATCCGGGCTCGAGCGCCGCACAAGTGGCCCGGGCGATCCGCGATATGAAAGAAAGCGAGCTTTCCGCGGACGACTCGTTGGACGATCTTTTTTCGCGCATCTATCAAATCTTGATGGACGCGCGACACGAAAATTTCGACCTTCCCACGGGGACGATCGCGTCCCGGTGGGTTTCGTCGCTTTCGAAGGATGAACCGATCGAACGTGGCAATTTCACGATCTTGACCGGATCATGTATTCTTTCCGGGACCACTTCGGAACCGGTAGACGGATTGATAGGAGTGAAGGCCGGCCCCGTGTTGGACGTGGGCGTGGAAACGGAAACCGATATCCCCGGGAAAGCCGGGGTGATAATAGGAGCGTAAATTATGCCGCTTTCTGCAACTAGCCTGGCCGCGGCCGTGGGCGCCGGCGCGAAAAACGTCAAGTTTCTGGCCACCGCGTTGAATGTTCCGCGGAAGATCTTGATCGTGGGAACCTACGATCCGGCGAAAACCGGGATCGCGGATAACGTTCCGGCGCTTTCCGGCGGCCCGGCCGCGGACGGAAACAAGTACGGTTTCGGATCGATGATCCACCGGCTTTCCATCGCGGCGGACGAAGGCGCCGGTGGCGTGGAAACGTGGATCTGCCCGCAGCCGGAAGCCGGCGGCGCCGTCGCTTCCACCGGGGACGTGGATTTCATTGGCTCCTTGGCCACGGAAGCGGGAACGCTCTTTATGTACGTTTCCGGCTATCCCTGTTTCGTTTCGGTGGAAACCGGCGATACCGGGGTGGAAATCGTGGCGAAACTGGTGGCAAAACTCCTCGAGTTGAAGGATCTTCCCCTGGCCGGCGCCGTGGGAACGCCCACCACCACGCTCGATCTGACCGCGAAATCCAAGGGACCGTGGGGCGATGATATCGCGATCACGTTCAACGAGGGATTCCAGGAAGAATTCCCGGCCGGGGTTACCGCGGTGGTAACCGCTATGTCCGGCGGCGCCGGGATCCCGGATATCCAAGACGCCCTGGACGGGTTGGGCTTGTTCGATGACGCCAACGAAAATCACTTTACCGATGGCGTCCACGGCTACGGCCTGGATTCGTCCACGCTGAACAAGCTGTCCGTATGGAACGGAGAGGGAAACCAATTCTTGGGCCTGTATTCGAAAACGGTGGCCCGTCCGATGCGGTTTTTGAACGGCGATACCGGGCCCGGTACCGGCGCCCTGGCGACCCTGATCGCCCTTGGCGCCGGCCGGAAATCGGACCGGACCAACGGGATCGTGGGCGTTCCGGGCTCGAGCGGAAACCCGTCCGAAATCGCGGCCAAGGCGATCGGGATCATGGCGCGACTCAACAACGACCGGGCCGCGGAACACTACCTAGGACAGATCCTTCCCAACGTGTTCCCCGGGGCCCCGGCGGACCGCTGGACGTCGAAATACGATAACAGGGATACCGCCCTGAAGTCCGGCATTTCGCCCACGGTGATCACCGGTGGCGCGGTTACCCTGCAGAACGTGGCGACGTTCTATCACCCGGATTCCGTGGCGGTGGATTCGAACGGCTACCGTAGCCAGCGGAACATTTCGATCATTCAAAACGTGCTCGAAAACATCCGGGCGAACTTCCGGACGGAAAAGTGGCAGGGAATTTCGATCGTGGCCGATATCGCCAAGGTCACCAACCCGACCGATCGGGCCAAGGCCCGGGACGTGGGCGCCGTGATCGACGATCTGGTGGCCCTGGCCGTGGGCTTCGAAGCCCGGGCCTGGATCTTTTCCGCGGCCTTCACGATCGCGCGACTGCAGGCCGGTGGCCTGGTGGTGATCAGGCCGGGCGGAATCGGTTTCGATATGCGCTTCCCGATCCTGCTTTCGGGCGAAGGATCGATCTTCGATACCGTGGTGGAATTCGACACTTCGCTGGCTATCATCCTGTAGCCTAGAAAGGGAAATCAAAATGTCTCGCGATGTTTCCGGATCGGTCCGAAAATTCACCGTGGAAGGTATTTCCTTTCGCGTGGCCGCGGACGCCAACCTATCCAGGCGCCCGATCGCCGTCGAAAATTCCATGGTTCCCACCAGCGGGAAATCCATGCAAAAAAAGGTCAAGATGGTACCGGTGTTGGAATCGGTAGTCTTGATCGTGAACGCGGAAGAGATGGAAAGCCTTAAGTCTTTCGCCGAAGGCCTGGACGTGATCAAGGTCACCTACCAGACGGCGGCCGGGGACGAATACCGTTGCACGGGCCAGATCAACGTCGAAGCCCACGAAACGGAAGAAAACCGGGCCAACTGCACCGTCCATCCGGAAGAGGATTGGACGCCTTTCCTGGCCGAATAACCGGCCCGGAATAATCTAGACAAAAGGGGAAAACAATGGCGGACGTATTGGAGATCGGAAACCGGCTTTCCGCGGAAACGGCCGGCGAACAGATCGACGGCTTGATCAAATTCTACGATATCGACGTTGGCGAAATGCCAGAAAACGTTCAAAGGGCGGTTACCTCGAGCCTGGCGAAGATCAAAAAGGCCGTAATGGCCGGCCGCGTGGAAATCGAACTGGACGCGGAAACGATCACGATCAGACAGCACCTATCCCGGCCGCCCAAGGGATTCCCGGGCCCGATCGTTTACAAGGAAATCACGGGCCGGTGTAAGATCGGAATCAAAGACGATTCCGGCGATTACGGGAAAATGTACAACTTCCTTGGCGCGGTATGCGGGGAAGGGGTGGGCGTGATCCAGAATTTACGCGGAAAGGATCTATCGCTGGCGGAAGCATTGGGCGCGGTTTTTTTACAGGTTTAAACGATCGTCTTGACCGGATGATCGGGCGCCTTTTTTACCACGGGGTTTCCCCGTCCGAAATTAAGGCGATGAAATGGCAGGAAATGATCTATTGGGACGGATGGATCGAGGTACTTAACAAGGAAAAGCGAAACGCTTTGAAGAATACGTAAGGATCCGTTGTGCCTGATTATGCCGTTTCTACCGCGTTTACCTCGAAAGACGGCATAACGCCCACTTTTAAGAAGATGAGCGCCGCGGCCGGGAAGTTTGGGAACCGGTCCACCAACGCTTTTAAGAAAGCGAACCGATCCGGGCTTACGTTCAAATCCACTTTGGGCGCGATTCTATCGGCCGGATTCATAAGCCGGGGCGTGGGCCTGCTACGGACCGGGATCCAGTCCGTGGGGGAAGAATTCGTTTCGTTCGATGACGCGATCACGCAAGCCGGCGCGAAATTCCCGGTGGCCGTGAAACGGGGAACCGCGGAATTCGCGAAACTGCAGGCCGCGGCCCGGGACGTGGGCGCCACCACGAAGTTTTCCGCCACGGAAGCCGCGGAAGGGTTGA